TGTCATGCTTGCAAGCTCTGCGGCTTTTTCTGCATTCTCTGGGCTACCTAAATGATAAATCATTTCTGCGCCCTTGTCATAACCCATCAAGGCCGATGCTACTCCTTCGGGTAAGTTAGGTATGGCGTTTGCTCGTTCGTCAAAGTCTGCCTTGCCTAGTCCTTTTACCTGTGCGATAAAATCATCACTGACCTTTTGCGCTGCATCTTTTTGTTGCTTGGCTGTCAATTCGCGTTGCTGTTCTGCTAAAGCTTGCTTAACCCCTTGTGCGACATTGTAATCATATGTTGCCTTATCAAAGGCGTCATCGTCATAGTCAATGTCTGGGTCGTCTAGTTTCGGCTTTTTCAATTCATTTTCTGAATTAGCGGCCTCTAGTGCATCTATTCGCTTTTGCAATTCATCAGCACGATTTTTTTCTTTATACTTATCGGCTGTTACTTTGTCGATACGCTTTTGAAATCCATCAACAGGTGGTTTTTCAACTTCGGTCGTTTCTGGCTCTGGCGTATCTACTTCTTGTGTAGTGGCTGAATCTACTTGCGCGGGTTCTTTGCTTTCTTGTTCTTCGGTTTGATCAAGTACCTCATTAACAAAATCGTCCAAATCACTCACTGGTGCAGCTTGTTCTTTATCTTTCACTTTCACTTTAAAACACCTTTACGGTTGATTAACATCTTAGCCCCATTTGATGGCAATGGGTTAGCCATGTGTATATATTACTAAATATTGGTCAGTTTGACAAATTAACTAACAGACGGTTGCTGAACGGTTAAAACTTGCTTTAAATTTTCGCGCTCTGCATTTTCTTCGGTAGCAACAGCGTCTTGAATAATGCTTGCTGTTTGTTCACTGTTTGCGCCCTCGTCAATTAACTGCTGGCTTTCTGCAATAATGTCTTTTTGCTTAATTACCATTTGTCTATCATATTCAGTTAATGGAATGCCTAGTGCTAATTGCTTAGTGTAAGTTTCAATTAATTGGTTGTAAGCGTCCACTAACGCACCGTGCGACTTCGCTTTAGTTTCGATTGTTTTGGCGTCTTTTTCTTCAATCTCTGCCATTAACTTTTCAGTCTGCATGGCTATATTAGTCGTAATAGCCTCTTGTTGTGGGTCTGGTGCTTGTTGTTGGTCAAGTCCATAATCTTTAATCTCTTGCTCTGTTGGCTCAATTGTACCGTTTTTTATCATCACCTTTCTAACGCGTTTCGTTAGTTCTTTAGTCTCAAGTATTGGCAAGTCTTTAGCTACTAAATCCATTGCTAACGCTTCAAATTGTGGTGACGTTGCAATCAATTCAAGTATTTGCTGTGCTGATTCTTGGCGTTGTGTTGCAAATGCTGCGCCTGTTTCGGTTACTACATCATAGCGACCTATAGATAAATCATTTACCAATACAGGCTTGCCAGTTTGTTCGTCTATTACCTCTTGGTTTACAGTGTTTATTTCAACGTTTTCTGTTTCACCGTCTTGTTGCATAATTCTAACTTGTTGCGCTGTGTCGTAAATTCTAGGTATTAAATCAACAAGTATTTCACCGCAATAGTCGATGGACTTAGTTAGGTTGTCGCTAAATATAAACGAACCTCTATCACCTTGCTTTTCTTGCGCGATTATTGCCCTACCGCTTTTTAACTCTGGATTAACACCTATTGATGGCGGTTGCATTCCTGTTACGTGATACAAATCCATGCTTGCTTGCTGAAGTATTTGCAAGCTTGCGCTTTGTACTGCGGGTGCGCCGCCTCTACTTGGTGGTGCGCCTCCTGTTTTACTGTCTGGATTGTAAGGCATGAACGGGCTATTTTGTGTAGCAAAGTTTTTGTATGCTGACTCATGCCCTTGAGCTTGTGAGGGTGAGTACCAAATCGGGTCTTTGGGTGTTAATGCGCTTGTTTCGACTACAGAACTGGTTTCATAATTGTAAATACGATTAGCATCTTTCGAGAATCTAACTATTCCGCGTGTGAATGTCTGCCCTTCAACATGTGATTGTCTACCGTACATTGGAATAAGTGGTATAAATTTACCAGCCCAAGCTTTGGGTTTCTCAAGTACACCGCTGCCATCCATTAAAATCATTTCGACCTTGTGGCTTTTTACTGCGCGTGTTTTCTTGACGTTTATACCTTGCTCGGATAATTCATCTAATACACTTTTTTCTTCATCGCTATCAATCACTCGACCATCAGACAGTAAAGCAAGGTTTTTAGTGATTGGTGTTTTAATCCAATATTCAGCAACCCTCACCACTTCTTCGCTAAACCAATCTGAACAGGTAGAATTATTGTACTGCTCTTGTGACCAATCCGCGCTAGGTGAATCTGGGTATCTTTCTTCATGCTCTGACTTAGGCATATCGACAATAAAAAAGGCAAAATTAGCATCACGCTTATCATACTCGGTTGCAGCATCGTCAAAAAACAAAGAAGTCGTTGCTGTGTTGATTGGTTTAATTTTAATGCTTTGATTAAAATCATCGTCATTGTATGCGGTAACTACACGCCAACCACCAAAACCACCGTTAACAACTTCATCGAATGCAGTATCGTAAGCATTACCCGCTTTACTGTCTTCTTCAATGTTTCGTATTAAGCCAGTTAATGTTTTAGCTACATATTCACTTGCGCCACCTGAAACAGGTCTAATTTTTATATTTGTTCTATTCTGTCTCTGGTCGCCTATTAGCTGGTCAACTGCTCCAGCCACTCGATTTATAGTAAATCTTGGACGGCCTTTGCGTTTTTCTATCGCATCTTCTGACCATTGACCATCTTCGGTTTGTGCAAACTTAATATCCTCAACCGCAAGTTTACGTTGTGAACGTTCTTTTTGTTCTACCCTAGCGAATCTCTTTAGAGCTAGTGCATGTAATTTTTCTTGTTCGCTAGTCATTATTGTTTACCATTCTGAATTGAAATTTATTGCTTTGGGTGCTACCTGGTTTAATAGTCCGCTTGCCATCATTTGACCAAATTGCCTAAACGAATCTGCGCCCTCTGTGTGTATATCTTTTACTGGTGAATCTGTAAAATTGCCTGTTGTATTATTCCATTTTTTGCGGTAACTGTCCAAATGGGTTATTCCTTCTTTGCATTTTACTTCATCAAACCAACATGTACTAAATGAATCTCTTGTTGCCTGTATGCCATGCGTTAATTCGCTAGTCACGGGCACAATCTCGATATTTTTTAGACCTAAATTTTTAAGCATATCAGCTGGTGACAAGTTCTCAATTTGGCCTTGTCTCTCATGGTTGCCATCATGCGGCAAATAATGAGTGCCCCAAACACAATCTAGCTTGTTTAGCTCGCTAACATAATGTTTGTAATGCTCTCCCCACCCTTCGATATAGCCAATAAAATTATCATACTGCCCGACCTGTTGATGCAACCAAATACCAGTACCATCACTATTACCAATATCCCAAAACGTGTTTACAGGGTAGCCTTCTCTATACTTAACGCTTGTTATCCTACCCTCTTTCCGCGCCTTAGTCATTTGTACCGTGTAATAACACCCCTCTTTAGACTTTTGAAATGCCTCTTTAGGTGTGCTTGGGTACTCTTGCCACATCTTTTCTTCTTCGCCGCTGAATTCACTGTCGCGGGTCATTATCCACCATGCCCGCTGCTCTTTGGTAATAATGCAATCGGCTTCGGCCTCTATTTTATCAAAGTACTCGTTATCTTTATTAGTAACCAATACTTCATAATGAGTTTTATATTTTGGCTCTACCCACCAAGGATAAAAATGGAATTTAAAGTCTTTAGGGTTCAATTTCTTACCTGATTGCATAAGAGCTTCTGCTCTTTTGGATATTTTATAAAAATGCCCGTCTTGACCTTCTGCTGTTGATTCTATGATTACTATACCATTTGTCGGGACGGCTGGAATTGATCCAGTTATAACCTCCTCTGCTCGCTCTGGAAATTTAGCGCAAATTTTGCCAAATTCTGATATGTGCAAATATTGCAATGTTCCTGACCTTGCCGATGTCGCAACCCTAATTGAACTATTGTTATGTTTAAATAGTAATTCGCTTGCACTATCTCGACCTAATGGCATTGCTAGTCGCAATTGAGTGGGTAGATTATTATAAGCAAAATTAACTTTATCTCTAAATATAGTTTTTGCTACATCTTCTGCTTGTGCGATTATTGCCGCCCTTACATTTGCCTTGAACAAACAGCAATCTAAAAAGTAAAGTGCTATGACTGTAGTAAAGCCTAATTGCCTCGCTTTTAAAAGACTGTTTCTAGTGTGTAGGTTTTTAAGTAAGTTTATTTGGGAGTGGTTAGGAATAAAAGGAACAATTAAAGATTCTTCATCGTCATCGCCTTTTATCATTATTTTATACAATTGACCACTTGTTAAGCGCCACCACGGGTCAGATAATTGTTCTTTAAGTAATTCAATATCAATCTTCACTTGACGCGCCTAGCGTGTTACCTGATATTTCATTGATTAATAATGTAAGTGGGTTTTCTGAATCGCCTGATAATTCGCGCTTGTCTGTTAGCCCTAAATCCCTTGCAATAATATTAGCATTGAACAGGTCTGCTGCTGCGCCTGCGAATTTTTGTGACCTGATCACGTTTTCTACCTTACGTGTGATATTAGTAAAATCTTCGCGCTTTACGTACTCTTGCCATGTGTTCATACCAATATCAAGAAACAAACAAAGACCATCTTTAGTCATTGCTCGCATTTTATTTAAGCTTTCCACTTTAGTCTCCCCCTGATAAGAAACTAACCTTTCCTCCTTTAGTGGGTTATCGTCTACCCATTCAAAATATTCAACACATGCTTCCCAAAGTATTTCTGGTGTTTCGAATATCTTACCTCTACCGCTAGTGGCTCTAGCCTCCCAAAAACGATTACCTTTAGGCGCAGGCATTATGCTAACACTCTAAACTTAACAAAATCACTTTGCCTTATATCTGTTGCGGAAAAAGTTAGTTTTGCTTTGTTTCTCCACCTGCCAACATAATCCAAATCACCATCTTTAGTGTAGTACTCTAAATACTCATCGGCTAAAAGTATTTCATCGCCTACCGTTACGTTTACAGAAGGAATTGAAACACCTGTTGTAATTTCTTTAGTTGCGCCTACTTCTGGCTGTAGAATTAAAGTGGGCGTTGCCAGGCTAATATCTACACCAAAATTAATTCTTATTGGTTGTCCTACTTCGTTTTTATTTAGACTACCCATTATAAACTACCTTTTGAAGTGTTGCCGTTATCTGTTGAGCCTGCTGACAATATACCGTTGCCTAGCATGCCAAATGTTAACGAACCTTTAGATACTGGAACGATTGCAGGTATAATTGTTGAAAAACTATATCCCTTTGTAGCAACAAGAGCGGTAGAACCTACTATTGTCCCATTGCCAAAACCTTTAATCGCTACAAAGAATAAGCTCATTAACTAGCCCGTGTTTTGCTTGTTGGCGTAATGCTATCGAAAGTGTATGTTGCTGCGGTTGTTGTCCCGTCAATAGCAAATACTGTTTGCGTAGTGCCTGCAAAGGCAAAGTCTTGTTGATTCTGCATAGTTAGGAATATTGCTTGCGCTAGTGTTGGCGCTATCCCGTCCGCTGCATAACTTTCTGTCATTTGCGTTGTGAGAATATCCGATACACTTATATTTGTTGGTGTAGTGGTGTTTGCTCCATCCGTTCCGCGCATATCAGTGTTCGTTGTGGTAGTACCCACTAATGTAACATTAGCTACTGCATCGGTAGCCGCGTTAAACGTGCTAAACCCTGTAGCCGTTAACCAATTGCCCTGGTTAGCTTGCAAGTCTGCTGTGTCTACTAGAATAGAATCCACTATCGAATCAACTGTCGATAAGTTTGCCGCTGTTGCGTATGTTGCGCTTGTGACTGTTCTAGCATTCATTTCGGCGTTAGTTGGTGGATCATAATCAGTCAGTGCTGTATCACACTCGGTATTTACTTGTGCAGATGATAAATCATTAAGGCCGTTTGTTATTAAAGCATCGTAACTTGCTGCGGGTAAAACGGTATATTCTTGTTTAGTAGCTAGTGCGCCTGTTACGTGACAATAAATAACCAAATCGCCTAAAGTATTTGTGTCTGTTGCATCTAGTACTGCTGAATAAATACCATTTGAAATATGCGTTGCACCACCTGAGTTTTTATTAGCTATTGTCGTTAAACCGCCTTTTCTGATTTTTATGTCAGTGTTGGCAATTGTTAAGCCTGTTTCTTCTGTGTTGCCGTCTGTAGAGTCAAGGAAATAGCCTAAGCTTACCTCTTGACTTGCTGTTGATTGTCGTAAAAACATTGCCATTATGCTATACCTTGATTTTTTAAATGATTCATTATAACTGTTATCGTTGTTGTAGTGGATGTATTTTCTGGCGTGCCAGTTGTCC